GTGCTGCGGCAGTTGAAATGCTGCGGTGGTGTCGGTCCCTTGCCGTATGGGAACTCCTTCCCATCAAGCGCCCGGCAGATCGCGCTGGTCCTGGTGTCAAGCGTGGCGACGTAGCGATACTTGCTGGTGATGTCTGAGTTGGCCTCATACACCTGTTGGCTGGCGGTGTTGGCCACCTGGTTGATGCTCGTGCGAACGAGGGCCACCACTTGGTTGTCCGCTACTGCTGTGGCTTGCCCGCCTGCGGCCACTAGCTGTCTGACGGTCTTGCCCTCCTCGCCGAACTGCAGGCTGCCGATCAGCCGCTTAGCAATGGCAGGCGTCGGCTCACCGGTCAGCAGTCCCTGCCGGACCACCTGCGAGAACCGCTCAGCCTGATCCACCGCAATGCCCCTGAACGCTTTGCTGATCACCTCGCCATTGGGCAGCGTGATCGTTGCACCCTTGGCCGCGGTGAGGCTGAAGGTGCCAGTGCCAGCCTGCTGCGCTAGGGCCTCTGCGCCATAGACCGACTTGAACAGGTCATCCGACAGCGCGACCACATTGAGCTGCGTGGGGTCGGTCGTGACCACGCTCTGCGCAAACTGCGGGCTAATCTCAACCGTGCGCACCGCATCCCGAGCACCAGCAGGCAACGCACGCCGCAACTGGTCGGTGACGAACTCAGACTGCAACTGCGCGATGCCTTGCAACTCTGTCGCCGTTAGTTCGGTCGCATCACCTGCCCAGGTGCCGAGGCTGTCCTTCAGTTGCGCCAAGATCGCCCGCAGCCGTGCCGCCTTGACCGGTGCTGCTAACTCGTCAATAGTGCGCAGTTGGTTGACGGCGTCGATGATGATGTCGTTGTAGGCATTGATGATGCGCCGCGCAACGCTGTTGCTGTAGCGGTTCAGGTCAATTGCGTTGCGGTATAGCGCTTCTGGTGTGCTCATGAAATGATGCCAAGATGCTCGGGTCTGTACTGCGACCTGATGCTGACATTAGCGCCGCGGTTTAATGCACCCTGCACCGCTGCAGCGAAGGCGTCGTAACCGTTCTGGCCGTCTTCCATGATGCGCAGTTCGTCTACCTCATCAGCCTTGCCGTCCTTGTACCAGGTCAGACGGATGACAGCCAGGATCTCATCAGGAAGGTTGCATATCGTATAGTCCAGTTCCTGTTTCCTAGGCTTCTTCGGCTCCATCCATATCATCAGATCCACTAGCCAGTCTGTCAGCCGGTCCAGCAGACTGTAGATCAAGGCCCGCATTAGAGGTCGCCTCCAGCTCTTCATCCACATCAAAGTTATCGCCCAGCACGTCGCCCTCGGCTAGCTCACGCAGCAAGGTCTCCTGGCTAATGACGCCTGCGACATACAGATCCCGGAGGCTGTTGATGTCTGCGGGCTCAAGGCGTGCGCCGAGGAAGTCGCGGTTGACGTAGCTGCTGCCTGCGGCTGCGGGATTGCCCAAGTAGGTGGCGTGCCACTGCAGGCAGTTGTCGATCATGTCCTGCATGTTCTGCGCGATCACCATCATGGTGCTGTCGCCTTGGCTGCGGTCGATGCGCTTTGCCTCAGCGGTCTCAGCGCTCAGCTTCTGGCCCAGCACTGCTGACAGGCCCAACTCGTTGATCTGCATCGCAAGCTGCTCAAGCCTGCGGAACTGCGACTCAAAGCTCTTGCCTGCCGGCTCGATGTACTCGGCACGTCCTTCGGCCGGGAACGCGATCGCCTCGCCGGGTCCTGCTGATACCTCTTCAGCGCTTGACGGGAACCCGTAGAACGCCAGCATCGGCACTGCCGAGATGTGAAGCTGGTTGTCCAGATCGGACTGCACCTGGTAGGTCTTCAGGTTCAGCTCGGCGATGTCCTCCAGCGGTGGCCGCGACTCCATAAACCCATGGCGTTGGGCGTAGGCGATCGTGAACGGGATCTCACTCAGACTGGTGCGACCCTCGTCGACGACAATGAAGTCGCCGTTGTCTTGTTTGCGGTGTATGCGGTACTCGCCAGGCGTCAGCACCCGGATCTGCTCGGCAGCCTTCTCGCCGAACTCGCCATCGGGCACGGTGACCACTTCCGCCAGCCGTAGCTGCGTCAGCACCTGCTTGCCTTCTTGCGTCTCGGTGCGCCAACCAAGGATCTGCCGCGGCGTGTAGGTCACCCAGTAGGGTCTACCCCCAGTAGCAGGTGCATCCACCAATGTGCCAACGTGGCCATAACGGACCATCTTGCGGGCTGCTTCATAGGTCCAGACGTTGAGGTCATTGCCTTGTAGATCGACATCGAATAGTTGCTCACGGATCACGTCAGCGGTGTCATCCAACCGCACGGGCTTACGGGTCAACATGCCAGCCAGCATCCGCTCGAGGCGGATGTAGTAGGGCGGGCAGACGCTACGGGCTAGGCGGTTGTCGTAGGACTCATCTTGCTCGCGTGGCTCTTGCGGCAGGTAGCGACGATGCTTCTTGCGCATCCCGTAGGTGCCTTGCAGCAGATCCTCGATCAGGATCCAATGCGGCTCTTGCGCAAACCAAGTCGTGTTCGGGTCGTTGACCTTGGTGACGGTGCGCTGTGCTAGCGGCCGGTCGTATGCGTTGAAGCCTGTGTACACGACCGCTAGCTAGTGACAATGGTGTCAGTTTACGGCTTCAGTCCCTGATGACAGGCGGGATGGTTGTGATGAGCTTGTACGACCTGATCACGGCCCATGCTGACGCCAACGGCGTAGATCATGAACAGAAGGGCCAGAGATGCGATGCGGTTGATCATGGTGTTGGTGGTCATGGTTGGGATGGTAGGAGCCCCGAAGGGCTTAGGCGGGTTTCTTGGCGCGGGTGACAGCCCGATTGCCGAGGTACATGATCGCCTCGTTCAGGGTGCAACGGCGACCACAGATGACCAACATGCCTTCAGGCGTAACCGTCAAGCCGTCGTGCCACATGGTGGTGCCGGTCTCGATGGCCATGCGCTTGAGCTGAAGGACTGAAGTGTGCATCTGAAGCGCAGCCTCTGGGCTGCCGAGTGGAGGACCGTTGCCCCCGATGCACTGATCCTACACCATGGTCAGCCGTGGTGCGCCTTTGTTGCAAACCTCAATACAGCCTCACCCCAGTGCCGCGGCCAGCGCCAGCGTGCAACGGGTTGAACTCGCTCATGATCAGGTAACCAAGGCCGTCAGTCCAGTGCTCAATTCCCGCTGACTTGTCAATCACATAGTCATCGGCCCCTTGCTTGTAGGTCACGTTCTTAAGCGCCTTGATGGTGCTCTTGCAGCGCGGGTGAACGAAAAGCCTTATTTGGCCGCTGGCATTGCGGATCATGCTGTTGGTGGCATTGATCTTGTCCTTGACAGCCCACGGCGCTTTGGGGCTGACGCATCTAAAGCCGTACTGGCGAATGATTTCATGGTCAGTGCGACCAGCGGATGAAGTCTTACGAGCGCTGCCGGTCGGATCGGGATAAGCAATCACCTTGCGATCCTTAAAGCGCTCTTGCAGCATGGCGCACACTTCATCGGTGTTGGTCTGCTTGACTGACACCTCATCCCAGATGTGCAGGGTGTCACCAACGCGGCTGCCGAGCACGCCAGCCAGCACGCTGACGTTGAAGTCTGTACCCCAGAAAATCGGACCGCCGGTGTCAGCTGCATCTTCTGTGATGTTGTCATCGCTGAAGTCTGGATACACGCGGCCAGATAGCGTCTCAAAACTGGCTAGGTACTCCTGCCGAAACGTGCGCTCATCAAGCGTCAGTCGTGCAGCTTCGATTTCTTCGGCTGGCACGTTGCCGCCTTGGATGGTGGTAAAGCTGAACGTGGTCCAATCGTCAAACTCGACGGACTGTTCCCATAGGTCGTGAAACCAGTTACTTGAGCCTGCTGGTGTCGTGATGAACCACGCCGGTCCACCCTGGTCGGACAATGCAGGGCGCAGCACCATCTCCCATGCTTCTTGTTTGACGTAGGCCGCCTCGTCTATCACAAGGCTTGACAGGCTGACACCACGCAATGCATCGGCGCGGTCAGCACCCTTGAGTTGGATCCTGCTGCCATTGACCAGTTCAACCGATAGCTCGGTCTCATTGGTTTTGAGCATCAGTTCTTGCGGCAACATCGATTTGAGCTGTCGCCATGCGATCTGCTTGGCGCTGATGTACGTCTGCGTGACGTACCAGTTCAGGCTGCCGGGATTTTCAATCGCCCATGCGATCAGCCGGGCAATGCAGAGGTAGGTCTTGCCAAAACGCCGGCCAGAGCACAGCAGCTTAAAGCGTTCGTTTGCGTTCCACACCTGTCGCTGCGGCTCTGTCAGGCTGTCGTACAACTTGGCGGCCAATGGCGTGTAGTCAGTCTCCTTTGGCTGCAAAAACGACAACAGCGGGACGTCCTCGCAGATGCCTGCCAGCAGGCTCATGACATCTCAAACTGCAAGAGCCGAGCCTGCTTCTCAAGCGCGATCAACGCAGTGTTGAGTTGATCCTTCTCGGATGCTCGGCGCTCGTACTCCATCGCTCGTGCAATTGCTCCCTCTAGCCACTGGGGGCGAGCCAACTCAGCGTCAAGTGCCAGCAGCTTACGCGCTGCGGCCAAATAATCGCGCACTTGTCTATCACTTACCCCCCACTTTTCGGAACCGTACTGAACGATCTGATGATGATTCCAGGCGCGCAAAAGCAAACCATAAACCTCATTGACCCGGTTTTGGATCTCGTCTTTGGTGCTTTTGCGCGCCATTGTATTACTCCCGGATTTGAATTGGCATGATGAGGTATGTCTGCTCTGTCATGCTAGTCGGCGTCAACACCACTGGGGTTGTTGCGCTGTTGGCTGACAGTGTAACAGTCTCCACCGATCGCATGGCCTTCAGGCCATCGAGCAGGTAGTGCACGTTGAACGCCCATGACCCAGTGGCAGAGCCCTCGAAGGTGATCAGCTCTTTGCCGTTGTTGGCATCGGCTTCAGCGGTGATGGTGAGTGCACCACCCTTGGCCGTGAGCTTGACAGCATTATTGTGCGCCTCAGCGATCAACGCGACGCGCTCCAGGCATCGGGTGAACCGGTGCCGGTCCATGGTCATGGCGTGCTCGAAGCTGGCGGGGATTAGCGCTGCCACGTTGGGATAGGTGCCATCGAGGATGCGGCTGTACATGACGATGCCATCACCAGCGTCGATGACCGCCTGCCCCTTGGCTGCCGCTACTGTCACCGTCCGATCCTGCAGCAGCTTCATCGTGGCTGCCGGCAATACCAAGTCAATCCCATCGGGCAGCGCCACAGGCACGCGCATGAGCCGATGACCGTCGGTGGACTCCATGAACCCAGCGGCGAGGTGAATGCCCTGCAGGATCTGCTTGCTGGCATCGGTGCTGACGGCTGCCATGCAGGCACGCACACCAGCGGTGAGGTCCAGCTCAGCGCCAGGAGCCTCCACAGCGGGCAATGCCGGATAATCGGCCGCATCCTGCACAGCAAGGCCGTAAGAGCCGCTGGAGGCCGTCACAGCGCCGTCTGACAGCGTCACAGGCTCGCCGTCGTCCATGCGGCTCACAAGGCCAGCCAGCAGCCGATACGGCAGCGCCACGGCGCCAGATGTGTCTACGGCTGCGGGAACGGTGACCGTGATGCCGAGGTCCAGGTTGAATCCGGTGACGGTCATGGTGCCGCCGCTGGCAGCTACCAGGCAGCAGGACAGGATCGGATGGCTGTTGCTGGTGCTGATGGCCGGCGCAATGGTGCGCAGTGCATGGCTGAGATCAGCCTGTGTGGTGATGAGTTTCATGATGCAGCTTCGGTGAGGATTGAAACCAGCCGGTTGTAGTCGGCTGCAAATGACGCGACCAGTTCAGCAGGGATGGGTTGCTGATCGTCTTGGGCATTGTCGCGGATCGCAGCAGCATACGCCAATGCGTGCTCCATGGCGTCATGGAGCCGGTTGATCACGGGTTGCTGCTTGGCTGCGATGTCGATGAGTTCCATGTGAGGGTGAATGCAACAAGCTGCTCAACCAATCGCCGTGGGATGTCACCACGAACACTGGCAAGCGCATCTGACACTAGGCGGTGATAACCAGCAACGGTAAGGCCACCTTTGCAATCCGACACAAGCGCCCGACTGCGGATTAACTCCGACCGGCTGACACCTGCCGCCGCTGCTGCTTGGTCGAGCGCCACCAGGTCCGCAGGCTCAAACCGGACTTTGACTTCCTTCATGGCAGGCACCATAAGGGGGTGCCCCACCTTAAAGCAAGGTGGGACGGGGTGGGGTACCGCAAAACCCAGTTCAGCACTGGCGGTTCCCCACGTACCCCACCTAACCCCACCTATATCAAAACAAATAAAGGAATAGAGAGACGCGTAGGGGAACGTAGGGAAGTCTCAGACCTAGGTGGGACGCGAGTCAGGTGGGGTACCTGCCCCAGATCCGTTGCAGCGCAGTGGATCTGAGCAATCCATAGGTGGGGTACCCGTCCTACCTAGGTGGGGTACTAGCGGCGGTACACGTAGGCCCTGGTTGACCCTTTGCCGCTGCGGTACCGCTTGAACCCAAGCCGCTTGAGCACGTCCGCAACCTGCATCTGGTCCGCCTTGGTCTGCCGTTCTACGGGCTTCTTGATGGCCTCAGTGAGCAACCTTTCAGTGGTCAAATCAATCTCGCCGTGTCTACGCAACCAGTCTTCAATCTCTGCCTGCCAAGGGTTATCAACGACGTATGATTCATTCTCTTCGGCAAGCTGCCGTTCATGCTCGGCAGGCAACCGACTGGTCTCACCTGCACGGTATGCAGCAACAGCGGCAGACCATATTGCATCGCGTTCTAGCAATAGCGTTGCGGTGTCAATCTGATCCGACTGCGTCTTGGTTGTAGGGATCACCCAGAAGCGGCGGTTACCAGTTTCGTCCACCAAAAACCCAGTGGTGCGGTTAGTGGTGCCGACGATAATGCCGCGCCTTGGGAATGCCTCAGTGGCCTTTCCATATGGCACGCGGAACATATCAACTGCCTGCGATAGGAACGCCTTGACCTGCCCTGCGTGTTTGCGATTGGTTACATGGTCCAGCTCTGCCCACTCCATGATCCATGACCGATGCAGCACCATGAGATCGTCTTTGGTGCTGATGTCACCAAGGGCATCACTGAAGAAGTCATGGCCGAGGCACGCCCAGAACGATGACTTGTAGGCACCCTGATCGCCCATGATCACGCAGGCTGAGTCGTGCTTACAGCCAGGGTTGTAGGCACGGGCAACAGCACCGATCAACGTGCGCTTGAGCATCTCGTCGTAGATGGTGCCAGGCGTGTCGCCGGGTCGCAGGTATCCGGTTGACAGGGCCTCGATGTAGGCAGGTGCCACAGTGGCTGCGACGCGATCGAGGTATTCGACGACCGGGTCATAGGGCGACTCGTTGGCTACCTGCACGATGCAGTCCAGGGCTACTTCTTTGGATACCTTGTATCCCATCTCAGCGAGCGTGAGATAAAAGCGCTCTGCGCCTTCGATGGGTGCGCCATCTACCTCGATCCGTTGGGTGAACGTGTTGTACCTGTAGCTGCTGTCACCATGGCGCAACAGGTTGAGCAGCTCTGCAGCATTCATCGGCTGGAGCTGCGGGTTTACTGCTGACGGCGGTTGCTTGCCTGCAGGGCGCTCTCGACGGACTGGCTCTTGCTGCTGCCGGCCACGCCAACCATCCTGCTTGGCTAGTTGGCCAAGGGTGCCGAGGGTGATGCCACCGCCGGACTTGAACCCGCGCCACTTGTGCTCGCAGTCACCTGGCTTAAATTTGGATGACTGCGACGACCAATTGATCCAATCCGCCAGCAGGGCATCATCGACGCTATGGAGCGCCATGCCGACCTCAAGCCACTGGTCATAGTCATCAGCGCGACTGGGCTGCAACACCTCGAGGAACGACCGAGCGCGCGCCGTGTCATCAGTGCCGCCACTGACCAGCGGCAACGGCGCCTGTACCGGTTGCCGCAGCATCCGCGCTATCAGGTCTGCCGGTGCTTCGGCAATATCTACATCTGTTGGCGATCGCCCTGGCACCCAGCTATAGCCACTGGTTAGCGGGTGTGCGCCGGCAACGATGGACTGGCAGCCATCCCAGCGCAGTTCTACCTGCTCAGGCTTGCCTTCGGCATCGGTGACGCCAGTCTTGTATTTGCGGGTGCGGATGTCTGCCCAATAGTGCTCAGGCACCTGGTAGATGATCTGAAACCGCCCGTCACGACCGGAGGTTACGGTCCATGACGGCGGCAACGAGCTGACCGGGATGCCCCAATCGTCAAACAACCGCGATGCGGATTTGCCGTCATGGTCCACGAACAGCAATCCACCACTAGGCGTGCCGCAGCAAACGCCGATCGCCTTGGCACGACCGGACTGCAGTTCCTTGCCGAGCTGGATGCGGGTGATGAAATTCTTCTGCCAGTTGTCCATGTACGGCCGTTTCTGGCCGTCAACTGCCACATAGGACCAGTGGCGTGGCAGCGCTGCTAGCTGCCCGAGTAGGTCGCTGGTCATAGACCCCTCGGGCCGGTAGCTGGCAGCAGGCCTTGCTTGTCAAGGCGCATGGCCTGCTCGACCACAAGCCTGAGCACAGCGCTACGAGACAGGCCGGCAACGCGGCGGGCGTCAAGCCATGCCATCTGCTCTGGCGTGAGCTGCACGGCAAGCGGGTGTGATAATGGCACGAGTCCTAGCGGATACTTGCGCAGTCTACCGGGTTGCGCTAGGGTTGCAGGGCCACTCCGGCACCACAGATGAACCCTATCTATCGAATCACCTACCAACGCCCTTGGGGCCCTTGCGTTGTCAACACAACCCAATTTGCCAATGAAAACGATTTAAGAGCAAGATTCAATCAATCATACAAAAATTGTGAGATTCTAAAAATAGAAGACGTAACCTTAGAGTTTTTGCCCAAGGGAATATGAAAACCTATTTAGAAATAGACGTCTACCAAGCCGCCATTGAGCGCTTGGATTTTATTTTTGAGCATTTCAGCCGCGTTTACGTCTCTTTTTCTGGCGGCAAGGACAGCGGCGTTCTCTTGAATCTTGTTTGCGATTATGTCAGAAATCGAAAACTGCCAATAAAGATTGGCGTCCAAATAATGGACAATGAAGCCAACTATACTCATAGCGAGGAGTTTATGCACCGCATTCTCCAAGCTAATCGCGACATCCTAGATATTTATTGGTGCTGCCTGCCAATTACTTTGCCATGCACTGTTTCGTCATATGAAATCGACTGGCAGTGCTGGGGCGAACACGATCGACACCGCTGGATTCGCCCAATGTCAAAACACGATTACATTGTAAACCTTGAAAATCACCCCTTTGGCGATTTGTTCGTTGAAAACATGGACTACGCTACTTTTTGGGACATGTTTGCAGAGTGGTATAGCCAGGGGCAGCCATGCGCCAACTTGATCGGCATTCGTACTGTTGAATCTCTTAATCGTTTTCGAGCTATTCTTAACCAGGACAAAGAGACCATGCTAGGTCGGATGTGGACAAAGAAAAATACAGATCACACTTACAACTGTTATCCAATTTACGATTGGCGGACTGAAGACATTTGGACCGCCAACGCAAAGTTTGGATGGGATTACAACAAACTTTACGACGTGTTCTATATGGCCGGCATTCCTATAAAAAAAATGCGTGTTGCTTCGCCTTTTATGTCAGAGTCAAAATCAAGCCTTGCAATGTATCGGGTGATTGACCCGCAAGTATGGGCTAGGTTATGCGCTAGGGTTGGCGGCGCTAATTTTATGGCTACTTATGGGAAACAACTTGATTATAAATCTTTTAAGCTCCCAGCTGGTCATACCTGGAAATCATTTGTAAAGTTCTTGCTTGCTACGTTACCGGATCAGTCAAGCGCAAATTTTAAGCAGCGCTTCATTCAGTCAATCCGTTACTGGGGACGAGTGGGGCGCGGACTACCCGAGTTTATTATTGATGCCCTTGGTCGTATTGGCATTCGTTTCTACATCAATGGCACCACACGGCACGGCGGCAACAATCTACGCCGTGTTGTAATCAAGGTGCCACCTGATCAACTTGATGATTTGCCATGCCATAACAGCATGGTCACTTCATGGAAACGCTTTGCTATCACGGTTTTAAAAAACGACCACACGTGCAAATACCTGGGACTGGCGCCAACCCAAGAACAACAGCGCCGCCAAAGGTCAATCCAACGCAAGTACAGCCAAGTCCTTAATCGCTCCATCAAATGAAAATCCTAAACGTTTCTCAGCTCTCTTCTGATCGCATCGTTAACTGTCCCAAAGGTGGTTTTACCAGCCATCGCTTGTTAACAGAAGACGATGGCATGGGATACAGCATGACCAAAACCATTGTGCATCCCGGCAAACCACACCGTTGGCACTATCAACACCACCTCGAAACTTGCTACTGCGTCAGCGGCAAAGGTCTGCTCATTAACGAAGCAACACAAGAGATTCACGTTATCGGGCCTGATGTGACTTATGTGCTTGACAAGCATGATCCTCACATTTTTGAAGCTCTAGAACCGACCACGCTTATTTGCGTTTTTAACCCGCCACTTAAAGGCAATGAGCTACATGACGAGAACGACTCTTACCCTTGGCGATCCCCGGTTTATTCCGTACGCAGTATTCCTATCGAGAAAGTTACCGCCAATGATTACAACCCCAACTCTGTGGCGCCGCCTGAAATGGCACTACTCGAAACATCCATCTGGGAAGATGGTTACACGCAACCTGTCGTTGTCGTGCATGATGCCGAGCGTGACCTTTATGTGGTCGTTGACGGTTTTCACCGTTATTTAACTCTAAGGAACAGTCAGCGCATCCGCGAACGCGAAGGCGGCCGGTTGCCTGTAGTAGTACTGCGCAAAGAATTGCATGACAGGATGGCATCAACCATCCGGCACAATCGCGCTCGTGGTTCGCACAACATTGAACTGATGAGCGTAATTGTTGCTGAGCTGATTGAGATGGGCAAAGGCGACGCATGGATTTGCAAGCACATTGGCATGAGCCCTGATGAACTTTTGCGCCTTAAGCAAGTTACAGGCTTGGCCTCGCTGTTTTTGGGTAAAGATTTCAGCAAGGCGTGGGACGTGGAACAAATCGACAACTTGACGGAGGATCTAGAACATGAAGCTCAAGAGAATCTGGTTACCCATTGATGCCTGGGAGGAGATCCACTGCAACATGTGGGGCGAGGTAGCTAATCGCCGCCTCTACCTGCAAAGGGCCGTTATCTTTACCGGCAATCACCGCCTCTACGGGCGCTATATGCAACGGGTCACGGTGGAGTGGCCCAACAGCTGCATCAACGCGCTGACTGACTACAACCTCAATCGCAAAGCATGGATCGGGCACGCAGCTTGCGCGCTGGCTCTTCGATGCCCTGAAGACATCACCAGACAAGCATGGGGACTTTTAACCGATGAGCAACGGACATTGGCGAACCGACAAGCGAATCGAGCCATTCGCGCCTGGGAGATGCGCTACCGCCAGAGTCTCGGAATACGTGCGGACGTGGAAAGCCCGCTGTTATTCGCACGAGATTCCCGATGAAGTGCCGGCCAAGGTTGCAGCCTCAGGCCGTGCTCCATCTTGGAAAGCTGTAGCACTTGCTTTGCTGCAAAATGACCTGCACCTTTATCAACTGGGTTATTCGCGTCCTGCATACGAGCGACAACGACGTGCCTTGACAATGGCGCAAATTGCTATTCATGGAACGCCAGCCGAAGGTACGCAACTGGAACTGCCACTATGAACCTCCGCCCTTACCAACAACAACTCATCACTGACATCCGCTTGCAGTACCAGCTAGGGCACCGCACTGTGCTAGCGGTGCTGCCCACTGGTGGCGGCAAGACGGTGTGCTTCAGCTACATTGCCCAGTCTGCCGCCCGCAAAGGCAACCGGGTCTGCATCTTGGTGCACCGCGCCGAGCTGCTGGACCAGGCCAGCCGCAGTCTCACGGCTATGGGCGTGCCCCATGGCCGC